CGGGATAAGATACTTCAGTAGAAGCACCACGCATGATTTTAAGATCTTCTTCAGAATATCCGGCAAGTTTAGCAATGTGTTCAAAAACCTGAGCTGCTAACAAAGTCATACGAGCAGACATATGTTGATCATAAGCTTTGAAATCACCTGCAACAATACGGTCAGTTCCAAATTTAACCATGTGTTCATTAACTTCGTGCCATCCTCTACCTTGAGAATTAATGCCAACAGCACACTCTGAAACAAGTGAGGCATTCGACAAGAAATGACATAAAGTCAGAAAATACTTACGAATATTAAATTGCAAAGAAACGGGAGATGCTTGAAAACATCTTACTTTATCCTTCGTAATCTTCGTAGGCTCATCTTTTGTACATGTTTTGAAAATATCGTAAGAACGTTGTTCATTTAACCACGCCATGCGTGCTCCATGAGCAACTCTTAGAGTTTCATCATCGAGTGCTCGTGGGCAAGTTGTGGTTTTATGAACTTCAGGGTCATATACTAAGTCTGTCAAATAATCTTTCTTTGGTTTATTTGCAGGCCAACCCATCGATGTACTAGGTTTCATAGCATCAACGAAGGACATTCCATCGACGCCGGAAACAGTTTCAACATCATCTAATACTCTGACCTTAGAAAGTAATTGTTTCCCAAAATCAGTTCGTGCGAGCTTGTCAAAACCTGAAACGTAATCGTTGTAGGCCCATTCAAGTACATCAGCTGGAAATTCTTGGAAAGCATTACCTGCACCAGACAGATACTTTTGGTATGGTGCCCAATCTGGACAAGAGTTTCCTTGATCAATTCCTCTCTTCCTACAGTTCGCAGGTTTTCCATGTTTACGGATATCTCCTGTTACTTCAGTAACTACTGCAGAAGATGGTGAAACGATCACAGAAGACATAGGTCTAATTCTTCCCTCTGGCATAGTACCAAAATGTGCTAATTGTACATCTTCTTGATATTTTGCTGGTGATTTAGATTCAATAACAGGTCTTGGAGTGTAATCCTTACTATAAGATTGAGTAATCATAGTACCAGAATGTGTAGCAAAAACACAAGTAGGTCTCAAAGCAAGAATATTCTTACCCTCAATAATCGCCTCTTTGGTACAACGTGTAATAGCAGCTGTTGTTGTATTAGAAATACCGGCTGCATGAAATCCAGCAATGAAGGATTGGTTACCCTCATAAATGTGTACTGACATACATTGTCCACCGAAAGTAGGAGCAGAATACTTACAAATTCCTCCAATAAATGAAGTTTTATCAGTATTGATTCTCTTATATTCGGAAATACGTGTACGATCAACTACGATTTCTCCTTTTGGGGTTCTATTGAGCACTCTTGTAATGAGTTTACGATCAGTAAATTTCGATGGAAAATAATCCAATAGATTTTTCCGATCACCCGAGCGTGGACAATAAACTAGACACACGTCACAATCTTTGAGTAAAACACAGTCTAATGGACTTATCATACACTCACAGTTCAAAGGAGAAGCTATTTCGGGCGCATTGCGACGTACTTTCATTTTCATCGTAGTGCTAGGCATTTCATGTCCTGGAATTAATAACATGTTAGAACCCACGAATAAACCATTACTAAATCTTTCTCCTAATTCTATGTGAACTAATTGCTTCTCAATATGTGGTTGCAATTGATCAGTAGTCATAAAAGATTCTTTAGATAGTGTCGGCAATTCTTCAATAGTTGGCTCTAACCAAACATTGTTAGTTTCCATGTGAACAGACATACCATTTCCTT